TTGTTAGGATCATACTGTTCCTCTTCGTCATCTGATTGTATATCCTTTGATAAATTCCAGAATTCAACGCTTCCCAACTTGAAATCGTTATGATTGTCTGCCTTGTACCAAAACACTTGATCTTGCAAACGATTTGATTTGGCATTGTTGTTTATCACCAAACACTCGTAGTTTTCCGTACACTGGTCCATCACTTGACAAAAAGACTCGAAAGTGGGAAACATTCCGGCATAATTGTCATAAATTCTTTTGCGATTTGCAATGTAAGGTTCTCTCAAAATAAAAACGAAATCTATGTTGGTTCTCAGTGTGGGCGGCACACCAAGCGGATATTGCATAGTAATGACCAACATTATCTTCCAATGTCGGCCATTCATGAAAAGAAGCCTCATCATTTTATCACGAGTCCAAGTAGCGTCATAAAGACAATCATCTAAAATAACAAAAGCGCGCGGGTCGATGGAACTTTTTTTGTAGGTTTCAATTTCTTTCTTAATTTGTTTTAAAACGGATTTTTGTCTTTTCAATACATTTTCAATAATAGCAGTGTTGTATTCATTGTGAATAAATAGTTTAGGAACTAATTTTCCGTAAAACCCGTTACCTTCTTCTGTTCCGGATATCACGACGCCAATGGGGATATCCTGGTGATAATAAAGTAAGTCACGAACCAAGAAAGATTTACCCGTGTCTCTTCTCCCGATGAGAACAACGACTGGGCCTTTAGACTCGTTGGGTTTGAAACTAATGATTTTCATGTCAAATTTCTTTAGTTCTAAACTCATTTTGTAATTGTATTTGTAATACTTGTAATATTTGAATAGTCTTTAGAAAATATGTTTGGATGAAATGACGCATTCTGCAGAAAATGCAAAAATTCAAGAATTCTCAAAAAATAAGTTTAAATTTGATAAAAATAGATATTAGATAGTATTATATTCTTATTATATTCTTATTAAATGGCAAGTTTGAATTACGAGAAAAGGAAAAACCAAGAATTATTTGGTAATTTCAAAGAGGCCAAGTATTTAGATGTAAAGGAAATTCAGAATTACATTCCCATTTACAACAAACAATTTATCTTGAATGAAACCAATTACAACTCGGTCAACTTGAATCATCAATGGTATATTCACTCCATTAAAAAGGAAGTTGTGAATAAAGAAACCAAGACAAAATTATACAAATGTGAGTTGAAAAACATTCACGCGCCCACTAAAACAAAAAAACAGTCGGTGTTTTTTAAATTAGCGCCATTACTTGACCCGTTAAAATTCTTGATTGGAAAATATGACATCAAAGATGAAAAATGGTTTCAATTACCAAAATGGAATTCCCAGTTGGACGACGCAATTCATCCAAGAATACTCGACGAAAATCATTGTGCGTATGTTGATAGTTTTTTCTCTTTTCTCTCGAATTCACTTATAGAGAGGTATAATTTTCAACATGGCATGGAGTTTTACGGTTCCTTTTTGGCTATAAAGAACAATTACAAGGTGAATGTCATTGATGACCTTGATTATTTGTGTAAATCAACTTATTTCAATCAACATAAAAACAAATTGTTTCACATTGAAGATTATTACCATTTGGTGGATTACGAAGAAGATGCAAAAATGAAACCGATTAAGATAGATTATTCTACAAGTAAAAAATCTATTTCCATCAAGTCTATCAAAGATGATTTGTTTGAAGATATTTTTGAAGAGGGAGAACAAATAGAAGAGCCAGTGGATAGTGACGCAAACCGAGAACACTATACACTTGATGATTTGAAGGAATATGATTTGCCTTTTCCGGATTCGGGAGAAAAGAAGATAATCGAGAATAAAGACGATGAAAAGGTTACTATCCATTCAAGTTCCAGTTGTTCTTCAAGAACATCTCATACGAGTGAAAATGACGAAGAAGAATTATTGAGTGAAAATACTGACAATAAAAATACAAGCGCTTCGTCCTCTGTTTGGGAAGATGAATCTGGCGATACCGACGATGACGAAGAAGATGAGGATGAAAAGATAGAATCAACCTTTGAGAAATTTCCAGTGCAAATCATTTGTATGGAGCATTGTGAAAATACATTTGATTCGCTCATTATCAACGAAGAATTGACGCAGGATGAATGGTTGTCTGCTTTATTGCAAATTATTATGATTTTAATTGTATACCAAGAAGCATTTTCTTTTACACACAATGATTTACATACAAACAATGTAATGTTTAATGAAACCGACGAACCTTATTTGTATTATCACATTCAAAATAAATACTACAAGGTCCCCACTTTTGGTCGTATTTACAAAATCATAGATTTTGGAAGAGCCATTTATCAATTCAACTGTAAAAAATATTGCAGTGATAGTTTTCAAATTGGCGGAGACGCAGTTACACAATACAATACAGAACCCTATTTCAACGAAAAGAAACCGAGATTGGAACCAAACTATAGTTTTGATTTGTGTCGATTGGCTTGTTCTATTTTCGATTACCTAATTGATGATTTTGATGAATTATCCAATATTATAAAGGAAAATCCAATTGCGGGCCTTATTGTGGATTGGTGCATTGACGACAATGGTTTGAATGTCCTGTATAAAAATAATGGAGTAGAAAGGTATCCGGATTTCAAATTGTATAAAATGATTGCAAGATGCGTACATAATCACACGCCACATGCACAATTAGAGCGCAATTTATTCAAATCGTTTGTTACAACCAAAGATAGAATAGAGTCTCTGGATAAAGTTTTGAATATAGACGAAATTGGGAATCTATGAAATGTGAAAATAGAATAAAAAAATAAGAAAACAATACGAAAAAAACTGTAAATTATTTTATCTAGAATATAAAATTGAGTTTAGATAAAATATAAAAACGAAATCTAAAAAATAAAAAACAAATGTCCTATGGATTTATTGTATTAAGACATGTGAATTCTGAAATGACAAATAAATATTGGAATGAAGCAGTCCTATCAATACGCACAGCATATTCAAAAGAAATTAAAATTGTTGTTATTGATGACAATAGTAAAAAAGAGTTTGTAAAAGAGTTTTTTCCTTATGAAAATGTGGAATACGTCCAAAGCGAATATCCTCAAAGAGGAGAATTACTTCCGTTTATTTATTACCAACGAAACAAATATTTTGATAACGCAATTATTATTCACGACAGTATTTTTATAAAAAGAAAGGTAAATTTCCAAGAATTTGTTAAAAAGGGAATAACCGTCATGCCTTTCTGGCATTTTCAAAACGGAAAAGATGAAAATATATTAAATACTTTGAGAATTTTGAAGTCTATGAGAAACACACAAATTATGGAAAGGAATTTATTGAATATAAAAAATATAGATGTTCTTGGCATGAAAACCGAGAGTTATTGGGATGGTTGTTTTGGAGCCATTTGTTTTATTAGCCATAATTTTTTGAATTATTTACATGCGAAATATCAATTTTCTAACATGATTCGTGCGGTAAAAAATAAAGATGACCGGTGTAGTTTGGAGAGAATTATAGGGCTCATGTTTTTCGTAGAATGTAAATATTTGAAAAAACAATCTTCACTTTTTGGAAATATACATGATTACAGAAAAGGTGAATATGGTTGGGGATATACCTACGAACAACATCGAAATTATATCAAAAAATACAAACAAGCCATCGTCCCTGTTGTAAAAGTGTGGTCTGGTAGATAGATCGGCCAATTTTATGTGACATGTCATTTGAAAATGTAAATGACATGTAATTTTTTACTTCTCTCAATTTCTCTCAATCACCTTAAAATCCTGGATTGTCAACAAAAACGGCGGGGTTTGTTATTTTAGCACCACCTTCCTGCATAACAGGTTTCAATTGTTCGATTATGAAATTTCCTGAAATAACGCTAAAATAAACCAACAACGAATCACGAATAAGTAACTTCAAAGGTTTGCTTTCCTTGTCAACAAACCGCATTTCAATAAATTTGACTAAAAAGAAAATAATGGAAATAATCCCGGCAACAAGAAAAATATTATTCATTCTTGTTACTACAAGAAAGAATATTCTAATATATTTTACGCAATTTTACCCACCAAACCCACACAAAATTACACCAAAACCTCAATATCGTCTAATAATAAATCTGGCATAATAGACATTTCCGCATCAATGTTGTGTACGTCTAAATTTCCCAATTGGACCGTTTCTTCGGATATTCTTAATCTCGGATTCGAATCTTCGTCATCATCGTCATTCTCTAATTTTCGTTGAGCGTTACGCATGGCTCCGATTTCTTCTAATCTTTCAATGGTTTTTGGAGCATCAACGGTTTGTTCGCGATTATAACCGTCCTTAACATAATCCAAATTATTGAATTGAATCTTGCTCGGTTCGGTGTCTACATTTATGGATGCAGTTTCCAGTTTCTTTTCGCCTTCAGACCCAGTGATTTTTTCAGGTTCTTCGCTGATAATTTGAGAATTCTTTTCAGCACCACCTACAACTTCCACCTTTGGTACAGGTTCTTCGATTACTTCTTCTTTGATTTCTTCTACAACATCTTCCTCTACGGTTTCATCCATGTAAGCTTGCAAAATGGATTCAACGGGTATACTTTCTCTCACCGTGTTTAAAATGGATTCTTGTACGAGTATTTCCATTTCCCTAAAATATTTTTGTTTTTGTAGCGCTGGAATATCATCTTCAAACAAATAGACATTCTTGTATATTTTTCTTGCAACATGAATGTATACTTTATGAATAAATTCGTCCAGTTTTGGAATACTAATATTTATTTTCTTTTGTTTGTTTCCTGCGCGAATGGCAGTTAATATCTTCAATTGAATAATGTGGACGCAAGTTACTAAATCTTCTAAATATCCACAACCGCTTTTTTCTACAATACGGATTCTCTCATTTTCGATAATAGAAGCGTTCCATTTCGGAATGCGTGTGATAAAATTTTGGAATGTCATTAAATATTTATCCATTTCACCGTTTTCTCTACACAACTTGTTGGCTTCATCAAAAATAGAGCGCAATCCTTCCATAACATGCGGGGTTAATATAGTAAGTAATCGCGAGCACCATTCATTTTTACTTTCGTGCAAACTGGAAAGTTGAAAATCGTCCATTTTCAAGGTTTCAAATATTTTCTATATAAAGGAAATATTTTCCAGAGAGCAATCTAAACTCAAAAAAATAAAATTTAGAAAAAAGAAAATAATGAGCTTTTCATTTCTAAATTCTTTTTTTATTTTGTGAAAATGAAACAACAATTCGTATTTTTTATTTTCATCCATATTTTTGAAAATAGTCGTTTTTTCCAAATTGTCGTTTTCAAGTAATCTCATAATGTCTAATCCACTATATCCTTTTTCGTAGATTTTGGTAGAATGATTCGTCAGTTCGATAATTTTATCTTCCACTGCAGTCTTTTTTGCGGCATTTGTTACATTGTCGTATTGAAAGTTTTTTTCAAAGTATTTTTTCAACCAATCATTCTGTTGTGTTTGTACTTCTTTGAAATGAAAAACATCGTTCAAGTGTGATTGATAGAGTTGAATGTTCTTGTCCTTGTGATTTACCGGCTCTGGAATGTATATTTCACAAAATCTCGATAATATGGGTTTTAATAATTTGTACTTGTCTTCAACAACAATAAAAAATCGCGTTGTGTGATTAAACAATTCAATGCATCTTCGTAGAGCCGATTGCGCGTCAATTGTTAATTTATCGGCATTTAATAAAACGATACTTTTGAAATTATTTCCTCCATTGGAATAAATATGCATCTTTGAGAAAAATTTCAATTCTTCGCGTACAAATTTAATACCTTTTCCATGCGCACAATTGACATACATGACAAATTTTTGTATTTTTTCTTTGTCGTTATCATAAATCATTTGAATAAATTGATTTAATACGGTTTTCTTACCAGAACCACATGGACCATAGAATAGAATGTTTGGTATTTTATGATTTTCATAAAAATATTTTAATTTTTGAGTAATTGAATCGTGAATTACTAATTTTGACATTGTAAATTTCAAGGGAAATCAAGAAATCAAGAAATCAGAAAATCAGAAAATATTTATGAATATATAATTCTTATTATATCTATGTATAACAAGAGTTCATTTTAATACATTATTTAACGAATGATTATTCTTACAACAGTAAATTCTTACCTGTAAAAATAATATTTGAGAGAAACGAGAGAAAATATTACTACCCCCCAACCCCAAGAAACCCTAACAATTACGCACAGTTGGTTAAACTGAAAGTATACGGATTTGCACGGAAAGCATCCAAAATATCCGGACAAATACGGTCTTGTAATACCCTTTCATTATACTTTTGGGGTCCTTTCACTTGTCCGTATGTCTCTTTGGTGGGTGGCATATTACCATTGCCAAGTGTTCCAGGAGCCCACATACGATTGTTGTCACGGTCGCTATCTATTTTTGCGATATTCACATGCATTTGTTGATTGAAAATTTGAGTATTTCCCTGATTTGTTCTGCTTACAACAGACTGTTCTTTAGTTTCATTATTGGTTTGTCTGTAATATTGTTCGTAATCAGCCTGTCCCCATTTGGATGAATTTCCACCAGGATTTCCAATATCGGCACGATTTGTAGTATCTCTCTGATTCGCAATAGGTTGTTGGTCGTTCACGACATAACCAACGCTGGATTGATTACCAATGTAAGAATTTGGTGTAAATAAAGTAGTTTCCTTAATTGTAATGGCGACTGGATTCGTTGGGGTATAACTATCAGGAACCCGAGAACCCGCGTCACCATAAACCCGGACATTTGCGGAAACTTCTTCCTTTCTGGATGGTTTGAGAACATCAAGTAAGGGAGCAATAACAGCTCCAATTGTTCTTCCAAAACCACTTCTCATTGTGTCTGGTTGTCTGTTTGCTCCTCTGTTTGTAGTATAAGTGGTATGACTTTGTTGAAATCTCTCGGCCATGTCGTTGTGAGGACCACGACTCACAGCACTACTGTGTGAAACATCACAAGCGCTCAATTGTGCTCTTTTGGGCTCTTCAAAACCGGGCTCAACATAAGTAGCATATTTCTCTCCGCCCGCTACACCTGTATATGAACTGGTTGTTTCGTTTCTTGCAGTTGGATGAACTTCTTGAATCGATTGCAACATGGGGCCTTTCTCTTGTCCGGTTGTTGTAAGCCATCGGTCTTGTCCTTGAATAAAGAATGTATCTGGTGTATATTTTTCTACTTTACCAATCACTCCTACATTTTTCACATTTGCATAAGAAGGACCTTCGTGGTTTTTCAGCGAATATTCCAATTTCGGATTTGTTGTTACTCTTAATTCGTCTACCGTTTTGGGTAACCAAGAATCACGAGACTCCACACCAGAGTTGAAACCTCCACTACCTTCTGTTCCATATCCTTGATTCAATCCGGGACCAACATTAATACTGTCAAATGGTTTGACATTATTACTTTTCATACCCGGATTCACGCGGGATTGATAAAATTCGCTCATGTTAGGAGTTCCGTAAGCCCACTGCATGTTTTCTTGCGGTTTGAAAAGTGGTGCCTGTTCGATTTTTTTAATCACTTGGGAACCCGCCCCCACTGTATTGTCAAGAATAGTTTCTGCTATATTCATATCGTAAACTTGTCCTTTGATTTTTCCACCGTTAAATGGAACCATGTTGTTGTGCTTAAAGTTTGTATTGTCTACATATTCACCTGTGAGAGAATATACTTGTTGAATTTGATTACCAACATTTACTCCCGAACCACTTTGGGTGTTTTGATACTTGTTTTGGTTAAAGTATTTATCCGTGGCGGAATTCGAGTTGACATACTGTCCGACAGTGTCTCTTAATTCAGCATTATTAATTGCCGGATAATTTTGGACGGTAGGATTCACATTGGGTAACAATTCCTCTTTTCTATAAGAGTTCATTCCACTGAATGCTTCCTTTATTTCTTGAGTTGTTGCGCGATTCATGTCTGCAAATTTCACTTTATTTTTTTGAGATGATGAAGGAGCACCATCTTGTTGATTTTGATTACTTATAACATAAAAACCACCCAAGGCTAATAAAGGTAATGCAATTTCCATTATTATATGTAAATATAATTATACTACATATAATAATTCACAATGTGAAAATAATTTTTAATGCTAAATATTTTTATGTAAATATTTTAATCACACCAAAATATTATAAACAACCCAATTACAAACCGTCAAATGGTTGGCAAGTATTCGTATTCGTACAATTGGAAGACTGGCCTTTCTTGTAATTTGGGGGTAAAGGAAAATAATCCTGTTTTTCATTCTTTGTCTCAATCTGACAAAATACTTTTTCCACAAAATAATCCTTTTCAACAATTCTTGTGCTGACATTATTTTGAAAAGGCATGCAGGTGTTTTCTTGCGGATTCAAAGGAAGTGTAAACCAATCAACTTGTTCTAAATCACGGGCGGTCCATGCGGGCATAATGGCTCTAGATTGTTCTGTGGTAAGCTTGATGTTATTTGGATATTTTATTTGTTGTGTTGGGTAATTGAATCGCGGATTTGAATAATTGTCTACGCCTAAACAATCTTTATTCAACGGTCGATTAACTCCTTTTAATTCACTTTCCAAATTAATTGAATTTGTCATTAAATTTGCGCCCCAACCTTGGATACGAATCTGTGGGTCTTCAATAAAATCGGGCTGGGCTCCGTTTCCAGGAACATTTAAAGTCCATCGACCCGGGTCAGTCATTTGTTGTAATTTTTTTGCAATTCTACAAGGGTCATTGTTGAATCTGGTAGAAGCCATTTTTATTATATTATATAGATTTATCGTATATTATATTTGTCGGATAATTTATCGGATATATTTATCGTATATATATATAGGAATATAATTTTATAAAAAAATCAATTAACTAGTCCCGCCTGCTTGACTTACTGTGTTAATTGTTACTGATTCACTGGATTAATTGTTACTGATACAACAATTGTCGAACCTGTATAAACCGTTCCCGCAGAAGCTGCCGTATTTCCTAAAAATACATTTACATTGAATGGATTGAATGCAATAATAGTAGAGTTATTGTATGTGAAAAAATCGGAAAATGACGCGCTCATTTGTGTTAAACTACCAACCGTGTAAAAACTACAATAACATGGTCTCGTCGCTGGAAGCGGAACACTTGATGTAGCAGGATTTGAAAATACGGCGGGATAGATATAGGCGGCTATTTGCGGATTCGGTTGAATATTACATGAAATATTATATTGTTGTGGTCCAGCGGGTAAATTTGTGGTTAATCCAGAAATAAAAACAGATACATGAATCGCATAACTTTCACCAAGATTAATCGGAGCATCTGAAACCATTTGACACTGAATAGAATTATTTAATGTATAATTAATTGGCGCACCAATATTAAAACCACCGTATGCACTATCTTTTCCAGCTGTACCTGCAGGACCTTGTGAACCCTGGGTTCCCTGCGACCCAGTTGCACCTATAGCCCCAGTTGAACCCTGAGAACCAATGGGTCCAATCGGTCCATAAGCACCAATGGAACCCTGTGCTCCCTGGGGTCCTAAACCGCGTAAATCGCAACATCTGCGCGCTCCTAAATAATTTGCATAATTAGAAGCCATAATAAAATATTAATATATACAAATATTTTATTATTATTATTATTATTACAAATGACAAAATCGCAAATGACAAATCGCAAACAAATGATTTTATTTTTTGATTTTTTTGAGTAAAAAATTATGTAGACGGTATAGCAGCAACACACATTTTGACTTCTCCTAAACTGGCTACATTATATTTGACAACAAGTGGTAAATCATTTTCTAAAAAGAGTTCAATTTGAGAACACAGATTCGTGCATTTGATGAAATAACTTAAATTCTTCAAAGAGAATTCTCCTTGGATAATTTTTGATGAATCCTGCTTGGTAATAAATTCCATACTTCCATCAGACTCTGCGCGATGAATTTCAGCAGAAGCAAATTGTCCGCTACATTTGAAGATAAGTTCATTTCCGACCGACTTGATTTCTAATTTGTCAGAAATACACGACAAATCACGAATGATTTTCTGGAAATCAGTAGAGGGTAAATTAATGACAGATGAAAACTTGACATCGGGATACTCCAACTCTTCTGGCTCTGGCTCAATCAATCTCAATTTTTGTGTTTTGCACTGTTTGATTTCGCCATTTTCGAATTTCAATGTTAAATGAGAAACAATCCCGTCATTGTAGTCTCCATTTTCAATATACATTGTTAAAGTATCGTCATTATCAATTGAATTAATAAGTTTGAATAAGTGAAACATGTTGACACCAATAATAATCTTCTCCTTCTTACACTCGTAGAACTCAAAATTGTGGGCGTCCAAAAACAAATGCGCTAAAATAGTATGGGACTTGTCCATATTGATGATACGAATGCCATCGGGCTGAAAACAAATGTTTGTCTCCAATAAAATGTCCTTTAGCGCGGTCATTAAAGTACGAAACGGGGCGATTTGCACAGTCTTGATAG